TTGGTATTTGTAGGTTTTAGCTTCTTCGGTACCAACACCAAAATAACCCATCATGTTTGAATTTTTTTGTTCAACAGGTTTAGTGTTAAACAGTCTTTGAAAAAATGTTTGATCTGCCATTAGCTTATTCTCCAGTTTACATCACCTTTTGATCTGCTTAGTTCAGTTATACCCCAAACTAATGCATCTAATCTATCAGGACTTGGTCTTGTTTCCCCTATATAGCTACACATTTGTGATTCTAATTCAGGAAAATAACCAATATGATGAACTCGCCTTTGCTCATAAAGTGCTGCAATAGGTTCTGCTCTGATAAGCTTACCTCTTGTCGCTCTTACAGACCTGTAAGGAATGTTTAAATCCATTCCCCTTAATAGTCTTTCCACCAAATCGCCACCATTATTTGTTTCTGCTACTATTCTATCTGCATCCCAGTCATAATAACAATTTATGGCTTTTTTTGCCCAAGCATCAGGCGAATATTTACCTGTTGCATCTTCAAGTACATAATACTCATTATTGTGGTCTTTGCCAACTACCACAATGCCAGTCTCATCTGAGTCCTCGTTGTTTGTAACTGCTGGATCAATGGCTACAATTATCTGCTTTAATTCTTTTTCTGTATCTTCAGGTAGTCTGGCTTCATCTATAAGCGAACTTGTCCATAAGGCACCTTCAAGATTCTCTATTATTTCTGCATATAATTCTTGTCTACCTAAAGTTGTGCCTTCATATTTTTCTCTCAACATAGCTAATGCACTATCTGCTAAATTGGCTTCATTCTCAAAAGTGCTGCCTGTTGTTACGGCAACATCTTCTCTTGCAACCAAGTCTCTTATAATTTTAGTTGGTTTAGGCGTGGTTGTAATAATACATTGTGGGTTGTCGCCGAGCCTTAATCCAAACATCAACTGATCAAAAGCTTCAGGGTATCTCCAAGCTGCCACTTCATCACACCATGCTCTATGAAACTGAGGTCCCCTTAACCTCTCAGGCTCTGATGCAGCATAGCCTACTATTTTTGAGCCGTTGTGTAGTCTTATTTCACTCATGCTTGATGAATAACCTTTAATGTTTTTTGACTCAGATAAACATTCTCTAGGGATTATATTAACTAAACCACTAGGACCACCGAAACAAACTCTCCGCAAATCCCCTGCCGTAGGAGCAACAACTGCACATATTGTATTAGGGTTTCTGAGTGCATATAAAGCTATGTCTTGTGCACCTGTCCTAGTTTTTCCCCAGCCACGACCAGCTAATATAAGCCATATATAATGTGGCGTTTCTTTTGGTTGTAGCTGTTTGACTCTAGCAGTTTCTAACCAATCAGTGCGTAACTCCATTGCCTTGGCTTCTGCGTTGTTCTTCAACTGAGTCAAGGAGTTCCATAGCTCTTCTGAAGGCGTCTGTGTTTTCTGTGAATTTAGCATCTATATTGTGTGTAGCTTCTCCTAAAGCAAGTTTAGTTATCCTTTGTGCAATTGATACTGCGTTTGCCAATGATGTAATATCGTTTGCCTTTAATGATTTTTTTCCATTCTGCATAGCGACACTGTTTTCTTGTATCATTATTCCTACTGTAGTGAATAAACCTTTCGCTAATGAAATAGTGGTGTTATCAATTTTTATTGATTCAGATGATAGTTTTTTTATTCTTTCATCATCTAGCTTTCTTTGGAACTCAGCTCTAAATTGATCTTTTTGCACTTTCCACTTCTCATCCCTTGCAGTTCTGTAGAGTGTAGATTGTGCCACTTTATATTTTGCAATTAAATCATCAAGTGTTGGGAATAATTTATCGTAACCTTCACCAGTGCCTTGCACAAAATCATTCCTGATCTTCGCTTTGATAGTCTCCGTAAGTTTATTCTTAGATGTTTTTTTGTTCATAATTTCTTGAATATTACCAGTATAGTATTCCAAAAACGCTTTTAAAACAAAGAAATTGATCAATATTAGTATAAATATTCCATTAAGGGGTTTACATTATTAGAAAAATGATGATAATGAATATATTAATTGATAATTTAGAGGTAAATAAAATGACAAACTTAAACTACAATCAAGCTATAACCAAGTTCAATACTAGGGTTAAATCACAAATACCACAATACGATAAAGTTGCATCTGAAGAAAATAGTTCAGAGCGTATGGGTGGTTGGTTGATACGCGACATCAATAACATGATCATCGGTTTCGTTGATAATCGTGGTGGTGTACAAGTTCATGATTATATTGATGCATCTAAAGCATCGTAACAAAGGAGCAAATAATGAATAAAGAATTAATAAATAAAACAGTTGAAACTGAATTAAACAGATTCGGTATGCGTAAATACACTCAAGGTACATTTTTAATAAGTTATTTTATGTATGGTGGTACAGAGGTAGATGGTCACTTTATAGAGGGTAATGGTTGGGATCTTTATCCAAGGTTTGCCGATGGTATGAGGACTTACGACTATACACATTCAAAAGAGTGTTTGGATATCGCTAAAAAATATGGACATACACATTATCAGCTAGTGAAAAAAATGTACTTAGATGCTGCAGATGGTAGTGGTTGGATGGATATGAACAAAATAGTCAAAGGTAAATTCGTTGATACTTTCGGTGTCAAGGTTGATTACAAATCTTTGCAAGCTAACTAAAGCATCTCATGTCAATAGAATGTTTAAATCAAGCTCTAAAGGTAAAAGGTCTTACGCCTACGAAAAAATTCATATTAGTCATATTAGGTAATTATGCTGATGAGAAGGGTACTTGTTATCCTTCTTATCGCCACATCGCTGATATCGTTGGTCTTAAAGATACCAAGGGAGTGCAAAGAGCTATCAAAGAGTTTGAGCAAAAAGGTTACTTAACCATTCAGCACAGGGTGAATGATAAAGGTGCATATACTTCTAACAGATACCACCTTTCACTAGCTGTAGGCTCTGAAACCCCTAGGGGTGATGAAACCCTGAGGGAAGGGGTTCAAGAACCCTATAATACTAAAGATGATACAAAAACTTTAACTATTAATGAAGAAGTTTTAGCTTTTAACGAATTTTGGGAAATATATCCTCGGAAAATTGGAAAGTTCCAAGCTAAGAAGTCTTTTTTGAAATATGATGAAAAACATTACGGGAAAATAATATATGCAACGAAAGTGTTTGCGATAGAAAATATGAATACTGAGGAAAAATTCATACCACACCCAACAACTTACTTAAATCAACAAAGGTATCTAGATTATGTTGATAAGCCTTTAAAAAATAAAACTTTAAACAACCTCGCAGGATAAATTATGGATATCAGCAAAACTCTTTCAGAAAACAGAATTGACCTTAAACACCAACAAGAAGGGAATCAAAAAGTTAAATGTCCACAATGTCAACCACCCCACAATCCTAGAGACACGCCACTCTCAGTAACTATAAATTCAGATGGTGTTGTTTGGAATTGTCATCATTGTGAATGGAAAGGTGGTAAGAAAACAGGCGGACTGCACACACCATATAAAAAGAAGGAATACATAAAACCTAAAGAGCCTGTAGTTAGCAGTGATCAGTTTATGCTCAATTACTTTAAGAAAAGGGGTATCAGTGAACATGTCATCAAGGAATTTAAAATATTTAATGAAAACAATTGGATAGGTTTTCAGTATTTTGATGAAAATGGTTCTTTGGCTAATATCAAGTACAGAACAACGGAAAAACAATTTAGACAAACACCAAACACTAAATCCACCCTGTATAACTTTGATAGGATATGTAACTCAGATACTGTAATTTTCACTGAGGGTGAAATGGATGTCCTTTCATTGGCTGAGTGTGGTATTAATTATGGAACAACCCTACCTAATGGTGCACCAAAAGAATACAAAGGTGATAAAAATGATGCAAGGTATAAAGCACTTGAAAATTGTAAGTTAGTTGCGAAGAAAATAGTTTTGTTCACTGATAACGATACAAGTGGCAAAGCTTTGCACAAAGAATTGCTACATAGGTTTGGTAAAGACATATGTTGGTATGTGCAAATTCCTGATAATTGTAAAGATGCAAATGATGTTTTGGTTAAACATGGTGCTATGAAACTTAGAGAGATCATAGAGGGTGCTGAACCATATCCTATAGAAGGCTTACACACTGCTAGAGACTATTATGATCAGATTAATGACTTATATGAAGGTAACTACGAAAAACCCACTGAGATTGGCTTAGAAGGTCTAGACGATATATATAAGCCAATGACTGGAACATTCTGCGTGATAACTGGAATACCGAATCATGGTAAGTCTGCTTTCCTTGATCAATGTCTAATAAAGTTGGCTGAGAATCAAAATTGGTCATTTGCTTTATTTTCTCCTGAGCACTCAACATCAATGCACATAAGAAGATTATTACAAATGTACACTGGAAAATCTTTTGATGAAGGGTTCAGTAATAGAATGACAAAAACTGAAATGGTTGCTGCCTTAGAATTTATACACAAACATTTTTATTTCATTGAAACTAAAGATGCTATACCTTCAATAGATTTGATACTTAACATAGGCAAGAGTGCCATTTACAAACATGGTATTAAAGGTTTGGTTATTGACCCATTCAATGAAGTGTCAGCCATAAGGAGTGGAAACCAAAGGGAAGATGAACACATAAGAGATTTTATTTCTTTGTGCAAAAGATTCACAAGAATATATGAAATATGTTGTTGGGTAATTGCACATCCGACTAAACTTCCCAAAAGTCAAGATGGTTCTTATACACCACCTACTGCATATGACATCAGTGGTGCTGCACATTGGCACAATCAAGCTGATGCAGTTTTGACAGTACATAGAGATTTTGATAATAACAGCACGAGTGTTATAACTAGAAAAATAAGAGAGCAAGGCTTATATGGTAAAATCGGCGAAGCTAAATTTACTTATGACTTGAACAAACATATATTCAAAAAATACGAAAATGAAGAAGATGACTGGGATGATTATGTTGGCAGGTTTGGAGGTTAATCTTTAATTGTTTTCTTAGCTACTCTATCTCTTAATTCTGTTGATGAAAATGAATGTTCTCTTTTATTAAAATATACTTTTACGCTTTCAATATCACACCCAGTAAAATTCGTTCCTTTATATTCTTCACCCACGAATCTTATGTCAGGCTTTACAAGTAAGAGCATATCAACTATGTCTTGCTCAGTTGAGAAGGGTATAACACAATCTACATACTCTACAGCTTGTAACTGCACCCATCTTTCAAATATGCCTTGTATTGGTTTATTTTTTTTATCAGGTCTATCTAATGTTGGGTCATTCAAAAGACCAACTACTAAATAATCACAATTCGCTTTTGCTTCTGCTAACATTGATACATGTCCTGCATGTAAAATATCAAATGTGCTACATGTATATCCTACAATTTTTTTTAATTTTTTATTTTTTTCAATCTCAGATAACATCACATAAACCTTCTATTTTTTGCAAACATAATTTTTTATCATCTGTATATTTATAAAAACGAATCCAATGTGTTAACTCCAAAGATTTCATAGGTATATTTTTATATCTCGCCCTCATGTAATCATTGCCCTCAATCCTTCCAAACATGATATTGAACCTTTCACATGACATTGATAGTTTACTGATATCTAAGAGCCAACTCGTATAATCATTTTTGTTATATATCGGGTCAATGTTGTAAATTTTTTTATCTGATGTTATGTAGTTATCAATTGATGCGTCTCCATGACAAAATGATTTGTTTTCATTCATATAATCAATATCAGGTAAAAATTCTATAAGACTGCGTGATAAGTTCGCATTGTCAATGTGTTCAATCAGTCTATCTATATAAACATCAAAATTATTTTCGTTTAATTTAATGTTTTTATAAGTTTCAATTTGATCACATATTTTTGATATGTTGTTGTCATTAAGTTTTTCAATGTAATCCATTGTTATAGTACCACCAACTAGCTTATGAACTTTCGGTACAGGCAAATTTAATGCTTCTGCTTTTTTATACCAATCAATCACATCAATCGCGTTGCTTTGCGTTTTGTATACTAAATCGTTTTGTCGCAATACATATGATCCACTCATGCCATATAATCTTTCTACTTTTAAATCTGCAAATTCTTGTGGTTTTAATGCTTTGTCGTCAACATAGTATGCTCCTAAGATTTTATTGAATGATAATTGATCGTATTTGACTTTATGTTTTTCTAACCATGACTCTATTTGTTTTCTATATTTATCATCTGCTTTTTTGTAATCACCACCACAGCTTAGTTGACCCCTCGCTGTCAAAATTATAATTTCCCAACCATTTTCATGGAGTTCATTTATTTTTTCTATGACAGGTGTGACTGGTTTTGAATTATCCCAATCTCTGTTCAGAGTAACAGAGATGGTGTCGTCTAAATCACATACTATTCTTTTTTCGTGATTCATAAGCTTTCTTCCATTGAATTATCGCTTCCAATCTTTTGTTGTCACCTTCTTCAGTTGTCCAATTAGGGTTTATCTTATATTTAAGTTTTACAAAATCAGGAAATTCGTTTTGTAATGTTTTGTAACACAATTCATGGGTCTGATTATTTCTAAATACTGAGTTGCCACCTTTTTTTCCGTGACTATGACTGAATGCGTAATTGTATAAGATCAAATTTTTTTTTCCTTTCGTAAGAAGCGATAACAATGCATAAAAATCTTCAAAATTTTTAGCTCCTGTTTTTTTATACATACCATCAAAACTTAGATTGTTATCTTTGAAGGTTTTAGTGTTTATTGCATAACATGAATATGATCTTTGTATTTCTTTTGTACTTTCTAAAACTCTATTATTGCCTGCCCTATCACTTATACCGACCCAAATATAATCATCAAGTTTATTTTCTAATTCTTGTAACATTGATTCATAAGCATGCGGATTCATTCTCCTTAATTTATTTTCTGAGTTCCTTTCATAAAATAAACATTGGTCATCAACGATAAATATTTTTTCATCTTCATATTTATCAATAATTTTTTGTCTTGTATCTGCGATACCATCAGTTACACCAAGATCAACGATCTTAGCCTTGCGGTTATAATATTTTAATAAATCAACCCTTGATGAATCTGTGGCGAGATATGTTATATCTTGTATGTCAGGGGGCAAATTTTTCCACGATTTTTGGTTATCTTCTCGCATGTATGTAGGAATAATAATTTTCAATTAATTTTATCCCCTTCTTTTCTTTTCTTTGCCCTTTCAAGTTCTTCTTCCATAGTCTTGCAATATTTAATATTTTCTCTGTAATAACAAACTATAGATACTCTTTCGTATGGTGTTTTAGAATCCATTTTTGTATTACCATGAACTTGATGCACATCAAAGTAACAAACATCACCACTACTCAAATCAAAAGCACAGTCATATCTAGGCATAACTGTATACCCACCTTGATATTTACCTGCACTCAAAACTGCTAAATTGCCCAACCCTTCTTTTAAATCTCCAGCATCTGTGTGATATGCGGTTTGAAAATTTTTATTAACTGTAACTGTGCTGAAAACTGTATCAGTGATAATAAAATCTTTACTGCTTTGATCTACAACTTTTTTTTGTGCTTGATATCTTTCAGGGCATGCTTCTTCAAACATATGGCTTATAAATTTCAAAAAAGGTATAGATTTACTAAACGCATCTTTATTTTTTTCTGTAAAAGCTGTTTGCCTACAGTAAGGGAATCTAGTATTCCTATCAAAATAGCCTGCTATCCCTGAATTCACTTTTTTTGCCCTCATTACCTTGCTCAGAGTTCCGTCTTGTTTTATCTCTCTGTATCTATGGGTTGATATAGTTTTGTGACCTATTTGATCATCGCTATCTAGAGGACCTGCTGCTGTTCCCCTGTTCTCAGTTTTTGTTGCTGCGTTTCTTAAGTTGTAAAATGCAGTTTCACAAACTTCTTTTGGAATTTTACCTTTTCTGAAAAAAAATAATGGTTCGCCATCATCAGTATAAGCATCGCAATCATCGTTGATTAATATCTTATAATCATTATCTGTCGCATACCTGCCCCTAAGATTATCAGTTTCTTTTTTAGTTAATACAGGCGATAAGGTTAATTTAGGAATTTCTATCTGATTCATTTTTTACTGCGTTGAAAACAATATCAGAGTAATTATCTTGATTGTATTTATCTTTTAATTTATCTAACATATTTTTGAATTGTACTAATGTATCAATATCATATAACAACATAAATTGTTTTATATTGGTTTCAGGTATTTCAAAATCGTCAGATATGCTTAATGAACTGTAATTCTCATCAACCTCTGGAGCATCAAACTTCAATAATTCACTGTTTATTTTTTGTATTTCTTCAAAATCAAAACCAGTCAATTTCAAATCAAAATCGCCTTCAACTAATTTATCAAACTCAACTGCTAATTGTGTAGAATCCCAAGACGAAAACTCTTGTGCTTTGTTATCCATTATTCTGAAAGCTGTTTTTTGTGATTCTGTCAAACCTTTAGCGACCTTCACAGGTACTACATCAAGGTTCATTAATTTCGCTGCTTTCAATCTTGTGTGTCCTGCTAAGATTATAAATTCTTCATCAACAACTATAGGAACTTGCCAACCGAAATTCTGTATACTATCAATTACACGCTGTACAGTTTTTGCATTCGTTCTGGGATTGTTTTCATATGGCACAATTTTTTTTATATCAGCTTCAGTGATTTCAAATTTCATTTTTTACTAGCCTTCATTTATATTATAAAAATCATTCGGAGCCACAACTCCCTCAGTAACATCATGCAAAATAACCATCTCATTATGCCTAGGAATTCTTGTTCCCAGTATCCATTTAGCTAAAGTACCTTGTGGTATTCGCACCCCTTTAGCCATTTCTATCTGATCAATAAATGACATTTGAGTGTAATTATTTTCTTTTAGGTATTGTTGTAATTTCATAATTTATATTCCAAATAGTATTATATGTTTTAATTAATATTTTGAACAGTCCAAATTAACACTTTATTTTTTACGAAACACTTTATTTATTCCGTAAAGGGTTTATAATGATGTTACATAATAAAATGAGGTAATAAAATGAAAAATAATCCATTTGAAGTTCATGGCATAGAACACTTATCTGCTAGTGCCATCAATCAATTCATAACCAATCCTGCTTCTTGGATTCTTAAGGTTAGCGGTCATAGAGGTATACCAAATCCTGCCATGTGGCGTGGCACTGTTATAGATGATGCTATATGCAAATCTTTTGAAAATGATTTGTCTATAGAAAAGAAATTACAAAGATCAATTTCTAATTCAGAGTATGATTTTGATTCTTTATACGAACACCATAATGCAACTTATGATTATGAAATAGATGCTGTAGAAAAAGAAAAGAATAATTTACAGAGATATTTAGAAGTTGCTATACCATTTTATGCCAAGCTTGGAAAACCCCAAGAGTGCCAAAAAAGAATTGAAGTAGAATTTGAAGATATACCTGTGCCTATCATTGGGTATATTGATCTTCAATACGAAGGTATTACTAGAGATATAAAGACCACTGGTCGGCTTATGTCTAAGATACCCTCAACAATCTGTCGTCAGCTTAGCCTTTACGCCTTTGCTGAGGATAGTGTTCCGTATGCTGATTTCATACATGTTACGAAAGCGAAAGCCGAAGTTGTATCTATTGAAATAACAGATATTGAAAAAAGAGTGGATGAATTGAAGAAAGCTGCATTCTCTATGATGAATGTTCTTTCATATTCAGATGATATTAACCAAGTGGCAAGTTTGTTCTATCCTGATTTTGACGATTGGCGTTGGTCAAACCCAATAGACATAGCTGCTGCGAAAAAACTATGGAGAATAAAATGAGTGCTAATTACAAAGAAATTTGGGACACCTTAAACAAGGTGAGCATGGATAAAATAAAAGATAAAAAAGGTAAATTTGATTATCTCAGTTGGACTGATATGTGGCAAGAGATACACAAATACTTTCCTGAAGTAGATTATGAATTTAAAGAATTTGATAATCCAACTTATGGAACTATGGATTGTTTGGTATATCCTGATGGCTCTGCATCGGTACATTGCAAAGTTACAATCAAAGGCGTAACTAGAACTATGTGGTTAGCAGTTACTGACTACAATAACAATGCAAAGAAGGACTGGAATGTAGTTGATATTGCTAATACAAAAATGCGATGTCTAACTAAATGTATGTCTATGTTTGGACTGGGTGCACACATATATAGAGGTGAGGATTTAGAAGATAGGGTTGAAACTAAAGAAATAAAAAACACTACTAATCAACAAAAAACAAATGGATTCATATTAAAAAGAATTGATGATGATGAAGTCTCTATAGATGGAACACCTGTAGATTATATCCAATCTATTAGAGTTCAAATGGCATTACTTGATGAACCCAAACGCAAAGAATTATTTTCATTAAATACAGCAGAGATAGAAAGAGCATATCTTTCAATTGAAACTAAGGATGTAAGCTTGAAAGATTCGTATGAAAAGATGGTGGACTTGTATGCCTAAATTAACTTTGAATGATTGCGTGTATCTTTGTATGCGTGATAATGGTTGGTGGACTTTTTGGAAGTTGCAACAAAAAATAAAAGACAAGACTGGTGTTTTTTATGGAGAACCATCAATCAGTGCTGCGATCAGAGACTTAAGAAAAGAACCCCAAAGAAAAAAATATAACCTTGCAAATTTTGGGGAAGTGGTTGAAAAAAGAAAAATTTTCAATAGCAAAGGTTTTGAATATAAATTAATAGGAGAAAAAAATGGAAGATAAACAATATGATGATGAAAAGAAAGGCTATTTGTGGCATGAGAATGATGCAACTATAGAAAGGAAGGGTAGCTTCGTTATCAATGGCGAAAAAAAATATGGTGCTATTGTCAAAAGTTTTAGCAAACAAGGTCAGCCTAAATATGAAATGATGATGTCCATAGGCTTGATGCACTTAAACACAGATAAAACTAATGATAGAACTCCTGATATGGGTGGAAAAGTAACCATTGATGGAGTGATCTATAAGCTAGGTTGTTGGGCGAAGGAAACCAGTAATGGCAACCCGTTTACAAGCCTTGGTTTTCGTGAAGTTGAGGAAGATCAAAACGAAGAAAATCTAGACCTAGCTAAAAAGATACCTTTTTAAATTGCCGCAAAAAACTTTTAAAGATAGCAAACATCTTGCATGGATAAGAACATTGCCTTGTCTGTTATGTAAAGCAGGTTTTTATTCTCATTCTAATGTTGTGCAAGCACATCATCTTCTTAAACCTTATGATGGTGTGCGTGGAATGTCTTTAAAAGCAAATGACCGAAATGCAATTCCTCTTTGTGTTTTTCACCATTCACAATTACATACCAAATTTGGCAATGAATACAAATTTTTTTCAAGCTACGGATTGCCTGAAACATTCGGACAAGAATGGGCGAAGAAATTATGGGAGAAAAAATCAATAATAGATGAGCAAGAGGACGATAATTTACCCTTTTAAAAATAATTAAATAATTCCAAAAAGGGGTTTACATCTTTCAGAAAATGAGCAATAATGAACTCATATTAATTGATAAACGCCCTAAAAAGCGAGGAGAAAAAAAATGATAAACTTCCAAACCAAAAAAGAATACACTGGTGGAAACCTAGACTTACTTGCAGAAGCAGGTTACTCAGAAGGCGATTATGTTCTTACTTTTAAACAAGCTATGAATGTATTCAAAGTAACTGGCGATATGCTGAAAGGTCTTAAGGGTTTAGGCACCTCATTGTTCTTTTACAAAGAAGAAATCAATAAAGAAACTGGCGAGAAAGAAAAAGTCAGAAGATACTTTACTGTGTTCAATGTCAAAGATGTTGAAAGAGTTATTCAAGAAAATAAACTTATCAAGGAAGCAGCTTAACAGCTGCTTTCTTTTTGGAGAATCAAATGAAAATAAAACAACTTGAAAATATCCATGGTGATGAATGTCTTGGTAAACAAGATAGAATTAACGCAAAAGGTCTTATTGACTTAGCATTAATATTTGCTAGGAACAATATGGAAATGTTTTTTAATAGCCAGCTTATGAAACAGACAACCTACACAGAGGTTGATATGGACAGATTGGTTGATAACTTTATTAATGACAACACTGCAAGTTTAGAGTTGTTAGATGCAGACGGAGATCCTAAATGAAAAAAATACAAGTCATATTAATTGACCCTTTTGATCAAAGCCTATCTTATATAGATATATCTGAATCCAATCTACAAGATTATTACAAAGCAATGCAATGTGATTGTTTTGATGTGGTGTATCTAGGTGGTGGTGTCATTATGTATGTAGATGATGAAGGTCTACTTAAAGACAATATGTACTTTAAGCTAGGTCAAGGAAACTATGCAGGCAGATCTATTCTTGCCAATGAAACAGAAGATGGTGGTACTACTGATTGCATGCTAACTATAGAAGAAGTTAGAGAAAAGCTAGAGTGGTTGCCTGAAGGTCATGTAGAAGAGCCACTTATGAAATTTATACCCTTTAATTAATAGGAGTAATTATGTATATATACAACAAAGAACAAATGCAAGAGCTTGATCAAGTAGCTGATGAAAGATTGGTTTGGGAATATATATCATGTAAAAATGATATTAAAAAATCACTTATATCTGAAGGACATGCCGACATAAACAATGTTGATAGTGTATTTCAAGAATATATATCACTCAAAGAACAGGAGATGAGAAATGAATACTATTGTCTATGATGTTTACCAATATTTTCCACATATCGGCAGATATGGAGAGCATAAAAAAATAGCAACTTACAATAAAAAATCAGATGCAGAAAGACGAGTAGATCAAATATGGCACAATGGTCAAACTGCAAGCTATGAAAAAAGAGAGGTAAAAGATGTCATTTAATGATGAATTTTTAGGTCTAACTGCGGTAGAGAAAAAAATTGTAAAACTTTCTATTAAATATCAAATTGACTTAATGAGCATGACCATAGAAGAAGTTTCAAATATTTTAACGCTTAAAGATTGGAAAGATTTACACGATTTTATGAAAAATGGTGGCAGAGAAAGGGTATTACACTAATGAGCAGACTATTAACAGAAATAGATACTTGTGACTTATGCAACTGCAAATCAAATGAACTATATTTGAATTTTCATGGACATGTCCTATGTGTTGATTGTGAGTCAGAATATGCTTATAGACATGCTCATCATTACGAATTAGAAAATATTGAAATGTTAGAAGAAAAATTAAAATAAATTGCACTAATGGATATAAATAACTTAACTAAAGAAGAAAAAAAACTTTTAAGAGCCTGCATACTTGTACATATTGAATTTTCTACTAGTACAAAAACTGATAAATCTCACGAAATGGGAAGCAGATTAGTAAATTTAGCTAACAAGTTAAATATCACCACAGGCTACGAAGATTTTTTTAACAAGTAATGGAAGCATTTATATATTTAGTAATAGGATTCTTAGCACTTTATGGTGCTTGTGCTATGTTTTTGTTAATGGTTTTATGGGTTAAAGGCAAGCTTTGAAAGATACCAATACAAAAAAATGTATAGATTATCTAGGGCAATGTGGTGGTGATGTAGAATATTATGAATACTACGAGGATGGCAGATGGTGGCATGGTCACGAATGCTCTGACTGTGGTGAAATACAAAGTGGATAAGGGGGAATCATGAACTATTTATTTTGGATTATATTGCCAGTAGCAATATGGATGATGGCTTGGATTATTATTGATTTTATAGTCAATGATAATACAGCTAGTGAGTTAGAAGATATTATTAATTGCAAATGGAACAAAGATAATGATTACTAAAATATTTGAAAAAGAAATTGCAAAAGAAATGAAATGGGTAGGTATAGCTATCATGGTTTTAATATTCTTATTATCTTTTGGAATATTAGCCTTGGCAAATGTGATCTTAGCTGATATTGAGATATTAAAATTTATAGACAAATAGGAGAAAAAAATGGCTGATTCAACATATGTTGGTGATTACTTTAATGTAAACATTTCTGTAGATATAGAAGATAAAAAAACTGGTCAATTAATTAAAAAATTTAATAAAAGATTAGAGTGTGATAATGATTCAGAAACTGTTATACATGACTTTGATGCTGACTTGCATGGCTTTATAAGTTGCCATTTTTCAAAACTAAAACTTGGACCAGTAGAGGATTAATTATGATTGTTAATGGAATTGAGATACCTAAACATTTACAACACCTACCTAAAAACAGAATAATAAATTTACTGTATTTGTTTAGAAAAAGAACTTAATGAACACCTACTGCTATTCATGGCCATCAGCACTTAGCGGAGTACATTGTGAAGCCATTAAGTCTTTATACCTTGAAGGCAAAACCAAAGAAGCACAAGTAGGAAATGTAGCTAACATTGATAAGTCTATAAGATCATCTAATGTCTTGCCTTGTAGTTTTGATTCAAAACATGGGATATATCTTAATAGAATTATTGAGCCTTATATAACTATGGCAAATCGTGAATGCTTTGGCGTTCAATTAAATAGATACTTTGAGTTTCAAATAGCTAAGTATGGCAAGGGTGACTTCTATGACTATCACATGGATTCAAACATCTACGATAATAGTTCACAGCGTAAGTTAAGCATTACAGTTCAACTATCAGACAGTATTGATTATGTCGGTGGAGACTTTGAGTTAAGTAAAGACATTGGCAAGCTAGATCAAAAGAAACTTAGAGAGAAAGGAACTATCTTAGTTTTTCCGTCTTTTCTTTACCACAGGGTCACTAAGGTAACTAAGGGCGAGAGATTCAGCCTTGTCGGATGGTACGAAGGTGCTGACTGGATTTAGATTATTTTTCGCTAGAGTATTTAATATTAAGTCCTGACAAAGTGCAGAGTCGGTTTTTCTCATCAATGCCTTTATCTGTGAGTTGAAAAGTATTATCAACTTTCTCTACAAAACCATGCCGTATGACATCCTCTAGTAGCTCCTGTGGCGTTTCTTCTTTGAACATAACACTTAGTATTACCCCAAGCCTTTTGTTCTGTGTCTTGCTTAGAGCCATTTAGATATGTTCCCAACTTTTTCCCTCAAACAAAAGTGCTTCAGCTTCTCTTCTACGTATTAAGCCATCACTGACCACTCCGTTAACTTTGTTCCACCTTTTCATTTGATAGGGGACACCATCATAGTCTGCTTGATTCAGAACTTGAATCATGGTGCTATTTTTAAAGTTCGTTGGTCCAAGATTAAACACCCATGCAACTAAAGCTGAAAATTGATGTTGATGTAAGGGAACCGTAACAAGATCATTTACATAAGGCTCATATTCTTCTTCTATTTCTTCCTTCAAAATATAACTTGCGTGTTCCATTGTCCATTTGTCATGTGGCTTAACTGTTCTAGTGTGACCATAGCCTATAGTTAATACGCCTGCTTGACACTTGTAAGGAACGGCAAGACCGCCTTTTGTTGGACAGCCTTCAAACTTTTTAATCAATGACAATCCTTCATCACATATGTGCATCTTAATTACCCCATGTGCCGTCATCTCTGACTTTGGCTGTTTTTGTTCCACCATGATATTCAACGGCATGACCTTCATTGACCAGCATTTGACAAATATCTTGACCATCTTCTGTATAAGGTATTGCAAGTATTCTGCCATATTTACCTTTGCCTAATGATTTTATTTTAAATGAGCCTACGCATAGTTCTGAGAGTCTTGCTGATGCTTTTTTACCTAGTGCTTTTTCTTTTAGATTACGAGTTCTTGACTCAGGAGTGTCTATTCCTGCTAACCTGCAGCGTTGCTTATGTAGAAAAACACTGAATCCCAAGTCAAGAGTAACATCCACAGTATCACCATCCACAACTCTCTCTAAGATTGCGTTATATACAAATGGTGTAACTGTATTTGCCATAAATTAAATAGGTGCTTCTGCACCCTTGGTTTTTACTGTTTAGCTTTGCCGATATTAAGTGCAGCAAGTTCTACCATCTTGTAGAGTTTGCCAAGCATCTTATCGTCTTTAGGTGTTGGAGTTAAAGCACAAATAACTGAAGCCAAAGTGACTACCATTGTGATTATACCAATCCACTCAAATATCATTCCCATATTATTCTCCTATATAGAAAAATTTAAGGCTATCAGATTTATTCATCTATTGAAAGTTTTTCTGTGGTTACTTTTCGGTAATAAACGACCACATCTTTTAGTTCTGTGATGTATCTTTTGATCTCTTGCATATTGTATGCCATGACTTCATAGTCAGGAATCGTCATAGCAAGGAATACCAACTCACCTTCTTGTTCCTCAATAAGAGCTAATTGTTCTTCCCAATTATCAGGTGTAACAGCTATCCACTGTGGTTGTTTCAAGTCTATTTCTCTAGGCATAATAGGTTGTACTATTTGCCTTTCTATAGGTTTTGCTGAAACTTCTATTTTTTTAGTTGGTAGTAGGCTGCAACTGTAAGCCATCATCAAGATTATCAACAGTGTCGCTGATTTTCTCAATGTCTTCCATGATATGTTTTGTACCATTGTTTATTTTCCTCTGCATTTCTATTGGGTCAGTTAAAATTTTAGCAGTCAATTCATAGTTTTGTATAAACTGTGTATATCTGTTTAGTTCCCTTTGTGCTGCTTGGCTTTTTAAACTCAATTCATTCATTTGTTGAGTTTGCATTTCAAAGTCAGCTTGTATGGTTTTGATGGCTTCTTCTTGGGTTGCAACAGCACCTTCTAAAGCTGAGTTGTTAGCTTGTAGTATTTGATTTTGACTGTGCAAATAATAAGTTGCACCACCCAAAACTAATATTACTCCGATCAATAATTGTTGCATTACATATCCTCAATGATGTAATTTAAACCACCAGCACTTCTATACTCTATTGTTTT